GGTCGTTTGTTTAACATCTGTTTTAGCAAATTTATGCGGAAAGTCAACACGGATTCTTTTATCCACTTCTGCATAATATTCATCAGATTGAGGGTCAAAACCTTCTTTGTCCACTAAATCTTTATGAATTTCGAACGCTGTATATGTCATGGCTCTGTCTTGTCCAAACCATGTGTTTCTAGAAGCCCAGTCTTCAGCTCTAGGATCAGCAGGCTCTTGCATTTGAGTCGCAGGTCTTTCTGGAACTTTTACATCTGCAGGTTTAGATACTTGCTCTTCTCTTGCAGATTTACTTTGTTCTAGTTTAGCGTTCTCAAAAGCTAAAGTTGCAATCCTTTTATTTGCTTCAACTTGTGCTTCAGCATCACCTGCTTGAATAGCGGCAGCCAATTCTTTTTGTGCTGCATCTAAACCAGTGGTAATACTTGTTTCAAACTTTTTAAGATAGTCAGCATCAGTTTTTGCAAAACGTTTTTCCATAGCTTGACGTTTCTCTTCAACTGATTTTGCATATTCAGTGGCTGCATCTCTTTGCCTTTCAGCTTCACGCATTTTACGTGTAAGTTTTGCAATCCTTGCCTGAACACCTTTACTGTAGTCTTCAAGTTTGTCATCGTCTTTCTTTGTTTCTTCTTTTACTTCTTCTTGTTCCTTGCTTTCTTGTACATCCAACTGCTCACCAGATTCCGCAGGTGTATCGTCGGACTTATTATTGTCTTCAACAACTGTTTCATGTTGCTCCTTCTCTTTTAGATCGATCTCGGCTCCTTCACCTGAAGTGTCGATATCAACCATTTTTTCTTCTTTAGGCATAGTTTACTCCTTCTATGTTAATATTCATGCAAGATATCCTCTGGATTCTTGATGGTTGCTAAAACT